CGCGAGCTTCGCTCGGCGCGTCGTCTCGAAGCCCGGCCAGGCCCTGCCGCCGCCCACCGGCACCGCGGCAGATCCCTCCGGCGCCCTCCACACCGGCGGCGCTTGTGGTTCTGGTGTGCCCGGCCAGGCCCTGCCGCCGCCCACCGGCACCGCGGCAGATCCCTCCGGCCCCCTCCACACCAGTGGGGCGTGGTGTGCTGATGTGTGGCCTGGTGTGTCGGCTTGTTGTCCAGCCAGGCCCCGCCACCGCACAGGTGTCACGTCCAGACCTCACTTGCCGCATTGCTGAGACCGTACCCAATTTCGCACGTAATTCCCCTGCGACTATTTCAAACATTGAATTCAGATCATTGGAATTGCAACGTTTTGGGGCTTTGTTGAATGTTCATCCAATCGAATTACGTGCGAAATTGCGGTATGGAGTCTATCTTCTGTGGTCGAGCTTGTTGCTCAGGGGCATTGCACTACTTGGGTAGGCATTGCACTGCTTAGTTGCCAGTGCAATGCTGTGCTATCTGGTGCATTGGTGCCGTATCTAGTGCACTGCTTCGTCGCGATGAAACCGGTGACACCTTTGCGGGCCCGAGTGAGTGCAGGCTTGAAACCGGCGACACCTTCGCGTGGGGAAAATGTCGGTTTTTCGAGTGTTGAGGGCTCGCAATGGTGATGGCGGTTTCATTAGTCAGCTCGGGGAGGCGCGCAGTGGTGTCGTCGGTTTCAACAACTTGCTACCAAAGGAGAGCATTGGTGCCGGCGGTTTCATGTGGGCAATGTGAGTGCGTCGTCATGGCCTTGAACGTTTAGATTTCGAGTAGTTGCCGTGCCGGGCGCGAAAAAGTTCGCCCTGCGGCGCTGTTTCAGCGCGGAAGCGCGAAAGAGTTCGCCCAGCGCGCCAAAAACCCCAAATTTCGCTGCATGTTGGCTTGCTGGGCGAGTCTTTTCGCGAAAACGCCGCTGGCGTGCGTTTGCTGGGCGAGCTTTTTCGCGCAAGGGGCCTGAAATGCCTCGTGTTGGGCGAATGGCGTCGCGCCCATTGCTGCCGAATCCTAATCCTTGGGTCTTGCGCGTCCTTTCGAGCCTGTGCTGCGTCTGATGCGGTGTGGACCTGGCTTGCTGACGCAATCGAGCATGTCGCGAGGCAGCAGGGGGTAGACCTCGAGAGTCCCACATGGGAGTGAGCGCTCCAGACAAGGAAGTTGGATGTCCGTGACACGCAGCATAGCTGAAGGCTCGTATCTGGCTTGCCAGTTCCGAATAGTCTCTGCTACTATCTTCTCTTGTCGCAATCCTGCGTAGCTCAACGGCAGAGCATCCGACTGTTAATCGGACGGTTGTTGGTTCGAATCCAACCGCAGGAGCTCTCCCCCCGGCCCATCAGGGTCGGGGGTTTCGTTGTTTGTAGAGCCGGTCATGAGCCATTCGAAGGGGACGCGGGTAGCGAAGGCCCATGCAATGAGGACGGCCTTGCGCGGCTTGCTTGAGCCGCGCTCAGCTGCGGAGATGCTTGTGCGCGAAATGCCGATCTGCTCAGAGAGCTGGACCTGATCGAAGCCTGCGGACTCGCGTGCTTTACGCAGGCGGTCGGATAGATCAAACGTCGGAACGCGAAGGGGAATGGTTGCGGTGCTCATATTGCCAAGTTTAGCGAATAGCGCCTGACCACGCAATAGAACTTGCTAAACTTTGCAAACTTCAAGTTCTATGGATACACTTGAAGTATGCCAAGTTTAGAGACGAAAGACGCGCAGCTCTTCGTGAGCGCAGTCGAAGCCGCCGAAATCCTAGGGATTGCACGCCGCAGCCTGATTAGCCGCGTTGAAGCCGGCACCGTCCAGGCCGCCCACAAGCTGCCCGGCCGCACAGGAGCCTTCCTGTTCGACCGCGCATACATCGAGAAGATCGCAGCCGACGAACGCGACGCCACCCAGCGACGCTCCGCGCTCGCGGCCGCGCCGTCCGCTCCCGAGGATTACGCGATCCAGGACGAGCGCACGGGCACCGTCATCCTCCACGCCTTCCACGGCTCCATCGATGGCGGTGACGCAGCGTGATGCACAGCGACGCGGCGGGGCTGGTGGGTGAGTCCTCGTGACCCCGGGCTGGGTAACCCCGAAGGGGGCAGCGGAGTACTTACAGGTGTCTGAGTCCACGTTGTACGCGCTGCGCCGAGCCGGGGACGGTCCCCGTTATGCGAAGCACGGGCAGTTGGTCCGGTACTCGATTGCAGATTTGGACGCATGGATGCGTCAGAACATGGAGAACTCTCATGAGAACGAATGAAAGCTTGGTGGGCGGGTGCCCGTGTGCTGGGGCACCCGCCCACCGGGAGAACACGATTAGCAGATCACTTGCCAGATTCCTTGACGGTCGTGTTCGGGTGGCCCTTACCGTAAGCGGCCGTGACGTAACGTCCGGTCACGGCGCTTCGGTAAGTGCCCTTGGAGGACTTGCCGCCTCCGCTCTTTCCGCCTTTCGCCATGCCTGTCACCTCCTTTCATGCGAACTCAAACGCCCTCAAACGGGCGTTGCACGCATGGTACGGACCCGCATGTACATTTGCGTCCACCCCAGTGTGGAGGAGGCCGTGGTCGGAGGTGGCGCAGCATGATCTTCGGTGAAGCAGAGGGCTGCACAACTACTCGTATCGAGGCGTTGAACACTGACGAGCCGCTCATCCGTGAGGATGCGCAGCCCTGCAAGGTCCTGCGCGTCGACAGCGATCACGAAGCATACGCGGAGAGCAAGCTCCTCGAAGCGGCTGCGGCGCTGCAGCAGACAGCGCTCATCCTTGGATCGCCGCATATTCGTTGCTGGTTCGACGAAGCGCTTCTTGCTCGCACGCAGAGCGACATGCTGCAGATTCAGGATGCGGTCCTGGCGAAGCTGCAGCGCCTGAATACGCGCGCGCTCGAAGCCCTGCAGGCGTCGGAGGAACACGGCGAAGGGGGTGCAGCGTGAAGGACGGAGAAGCAGAGGCCCGCAAGGCTGCCGAGGAAGCCCGTCAGGCTGTCATCAAGGCGTGCGCGGACCTGCGTGAAGCAGAGATGTTCCTCGATGCTTTCAAGAGCCGTGAACGCTCGGCGGTGGGCGGTGCGGCTGCCCGCGTGGCCTCGTCGGCCGACATCGCGAACACCCATGCGTCGAACCTTCGTGAGTCTGCGGTTGGCGGCGCTGCTGCGGAGTATCTCGCTCGAGAGGGGCAGCAGGCGTGCGGGTCACGACTTCCGTCGCTCTCCGAAATAATCGTGGATCGGCACACGACTAAGTTCCACGCCGGACATGAGGGCGGCGAGCACTTCAACAGCCTCCCAGAGCGCATCGAGTTCCGCGCGGACAGCGTGCCGTCGATAAGCATCACTATCTCTGTCGCCCAGAGAGATTTCAAGCGTGTGCTGTTGGCTCTGCAGTCGCTGCTTGATGTTGTCGAGAGTGGCAGCAAGGGTGGGGCCAGCGGACATGGTTGTCATTCTTCCTCCTCGGTGAGGTGTGGTGGCTGCACTGCTTCGTGCGGCCTGGCGGGTGTTACCCACCTTACCGGGGAGGGGGCCATCCGTGGTGCGGATGGTTCGTCTTCCTCAGCATCTTCCTCCGCTTACTCCGGCGGTGCTGAGGGAGACCGTGGCCTGCCGGGGGCCAGTGCTCATACCCCGGCAGGCCACACCGTTCAGGTGTCGAAGTACAAGATTTTCGCGCATCCCGAGGGCGGGGTGCGGCGAGGTTAGCTCCGTGGGGCCGGGTTTGAGTGTTGGTGGGTTGCGAGTCTCCGCCCGGCCCCACGGTCCCCAGTTGAAAAGAAAGCGCCCCGGCCGATTGGGGTCGGCCGGGGCAGTCCAAGAAAGGACTATCAGTCATGAATCAGGTTAACACGACCGAGACAGTGGCGTTGAGTGCGCCGGTGTTAGAAGCGCTACGGCGCCTCGATGCGGTGATGAAGCTGCGCAAGCGTCAGACGGCCGCGCAAAAGCGGATTGCGTTAGCGCGCTCGCGTGCGCGTGAAGCACAGGGAGGAAAGCGGTGAACGCGATGAATGTTGCGAGGCTGTTCGTGGCGCTGGCCCTGCTGGTGCTGGCGTGGTGGCTCGGATCCCTGATTGACGGGTGGGTGGCGGCTGCGGCCGCGATCCTACCCCCGACGGCGCTCGCCGAGCGCCTGGTCTACGTCGCGTGGAAGGAGCGTCGGGCATGAGGTCCGTCGAGATGATCGTTGAGTTCCCTATCGAGGACGCAAACTTGCCGATGCCGCACCTGCTGGGGCTGGCCAACGCCGCGTTCGTCGAAGAGGTTGAGCGTCAGGGGCTGCTGCTGATGTCGCCGCCGAGCCCGTCCGTGATGCACGCGCGCCGGATCGTCGAGGTTCGTGCGTCTGTCGTGGAGAAGCCGGACTGGGCGCCGCCGACGCCGTCGGCACCAACGTTTGAATGCCCGAACTGCGGCACGACGATTTTTGCCGCCGGAAACACCGAGCAGGAAGAGGCAGACAAGTGACCGAATCATTGATGGGCATCTTTGTCCTGGAAATCCTGGCGCTGGTGACGATGTACATGTGGCGGGAATGGCGCACGAACACACGCGAGTTCCGCGAGATGCGTCGCCACCTTCTGCAGATGCAGGAAGACCGTCAGAAGGGTGAGACAAATGACTGAGGCAATCGCGATTGCCGCTGATGACGTGCAGGCCCGCACCGTCGCGGAGACGATGCTCGGCCTCGTTGCTGATGACGGTCATGTCGAGGTCGCGCAGGCTGAGCTGGCTCGCCTGACTGGCCTGTCTGCGCGGACGCTGCGCCGTGCCCTTGATCGCCTGCGTGAGGCTCACTGGATTACCGTCGTGCGAGAGGCGACTCCGAACGCGCCCGCGCGTTACGACCTAACGGACCTTGCGGACGTCGCGCAGGCGGTCGGCCTGAAGCCGCGCCGCGAAGAAACCGCGGTCGTAGCCTCGACGGGCACTGGCGTGCTGTCGGCTGAGGTCGCGGCGGACCCGATTGGGGCCGTCCAGCCTGGCCAGCGGTGGCTGATCGACCCCACCCTTCTGCAGGGAGGCTCGAACATCCGCGCTGACTTGCGTGTCGGCCCCGAGTTCGTGGAGACGATCGCCGGCCTCGGTGTTCTGAAGGACATCGACGTGTATCCGACGCTGACGGGCTTGGTGGTTCTCGACGGCCACCGCCGCCACCGCGCGGCCATCGAGGCGGGCTTGGAGACGGTGCCGGTGCGTATCGTCGACGTGGCAGGCGAGCTCGAGCGCATCGGCCTGCAGCTCACCGAGAACGACGCTCACGAGCACACGTCGGCCGTGGACCGCGCCCGCGCCATTAACCAACTCGTGTTGATGGGCCTCCCTGCAGCCGAGTTGCGCAAGCGCGGCGTGAAAGCCAGCGAGGCAACGTTGGCCCGCCGCGTCGCTAACGCCTCGCAGGAGGTCGCGGACCTCGGGGAGTCGGTGAATCTCGGCCTCGATGATCTCGCGAAGATCGCTGAGGCTGAGGCTGACCTCCCCGAGGACATCGCGGGCATGGTCGTCGAGGAGATTCGCGAGGCGCCGGAAAAGATCGACCATTTCCTCGAACGCGCTCGCGATGAGGCCCGCCGCCGCCAGCTCTACGAGGACGAGGTCCTCGACCTTCGGCAGCAGGGCTTCACCGTCATCCGTCGCGAGGACTTTGACGAGGGCTTCCCGAAGACCAACCAGTACCTGTGGAACCTGGTCGACGAGTACGACAACACGGTTGAGCCGCACGACAACTGCCCCGGCAACGCGGCGTATGTCTCGGTGATCGGCTCGGGCGACTACATGCGCGCCCAGACGTGCTTCGTGTGCATGGACTACGCCTCGCACGGTCACTTCACCCGTGAGGACAGGGCGCGGACCACGCAGGAAGTCGATCGCGCAGCGACCATCGAGGCGAACCGTCAGGCAGCTCAGGAAGGCGAAGTGCGCCGCGCCTGGATCAAGGACGTGCTCTTCAAACGCCCTCTGCCGAAGGACACTGCGCTCCTGGAAATGCCCGTCATCTACAACCAAGCCCAGGTGTCCGACGCATCGCAGGCGAAGGGCCGCGCGCTGGTCGACTTCGATGCCATGGGCTTCGGGCTCACGATGTCAGCAGCGCAGGCGGCTAAGGCGCGCCTCGCGTGGTGCATCGGCGTCCTCGAGGGCGGCATGGGCCGTGATTACTGGCGCAGCCGCAACGGTGAGCGCTTTGACAGCCTCGTTCAGCTGTACCTGCGGACCTTGGAGCACTGGGGATACCCCCTCGGTGAGGGTGAGGAGGCGTTCTGCGAGAAGGTCGAGGCTGCCCCCGCAGTCGTCACCTGGGGGCCGCGAGCTGGGGAGGTGTACTGATGAGCGCCGACGGTACCGTGTTCAGTGCTCTCGAAGATGCTGTGTCTGCGTTGGTTGCGGAAAAGCACGGTCCTGGCTGTGTACTGGGGGCTTTTATCGTCGTTGCGGAGAGCATCGCCCCGGAGGATGGCCAGGACAGGAGCGCGTGGCTGTGCGAGGGATCGGGGTCGCCGCTGGCGCGTCGCGGACTCGTTGAGTGCGCGCGCGACATGTACTCACGATCGGTGAGGAGGCTCTCCGATGACTAACGAAGCATCAACGATGGTGGTCGTGGCTCGGGCGGCCTTGGAGGGGGCGCTTCGTGCAGCCTTGCCGCATGTGGCCAGGAAGATTCCCGAGGATGCCCCGGACAACGGCGCGGGCCTGATGCGCCTGGCCGTCGTCCAGGATTGCGTGATGGTGCTTGCCTCGGCGATTGATCGTAAGCGCGCGATCGCGGTGCGATTCAACGTCCTTGATGGAGATAGCTACAGCGATGGCGTGAAATCAATGTGGCTGCGTCGCTCTGCGGTTGAGTCGTTGGCTACGTTCCTCGCGGGGGTTCCCGTCGAGCGGGTGAGCCTTCTCCTCGATGAGAGGGAGGGCATCACTGTCAAGGAGACGGGTGTCTTGTATGGGCCTCAGATGGCGCGTGTCGCCCCGGCTGCGGAGCCGATGGATGAGGACCGCGTCGACGCAGCGCGCCTGCTGCTGGATGGAGCGCAAGCCGTGCTCTATCAGGATGCGGCCGTGGAGATGGACCCTGCGGTCGTCCGCACGTTCGCGGCGTCGGCTGCGGCCTGGCAGATTCCTCTGCGGGTCCGCGTCGGGGATGGCTACGGGCGGTCCTCGTTCATCTGGGGCACTGATGCGTGCCTTGGCTGGTCCGCTGGCTCAGTGCTGCTTCAGGGGCCAGTGACGGGAGAGCTCCTATACGACGGGCCGTCAATCCCATACCTGGAGAATGCACTGCTTCCACCTGTGCCCGTGGGGAGCGTTAGTGAACCAGCGGGGCTGCGCGTCTACGAGGGAGGGGAAGGACTGTGACTGAAGAGCTCATCACCGAAATCGAGCGCGCGAATCACGTCCGTGCCCTTGAACGGGAACTGTCCCGGGTTCAGGCGCATGCGATCAAAACGGCGTCCGAGCTGATCGATGCTGGCGCTGACATTGCCGAGAAGTATGCGCAGACGCCCGAGGAGCGTATGGGCATCCGCAGGACCATCGGGGCTGTCGTTGACGAGCTCATCGACGGACTTTACCCGAAGGCAGGAGAAGAACGTGATGAATGACGCGACTGTCGCGCCCCTGTGGGAGATCGGCCCCTTCGATCTGCCCCAGGCAGACATGCTCTCGCTCAACGGCCGAGCCGACCGGCGCACGCTGTCCCCGCGGATTCGGACCCTGCGCATGCAGGCCCGGGTGATGGCCCGCGCGGCCCACTGTCCGACTTTCATGCGCGCGCGCCTCGTCGCGTGGGTTCGTTTCCCGGACGGCCGCCGCCGCGACCTCCACAACTACATGCCCACCCTCAAGGCCCTCGTGGACGGGCTGGTGGACGCCGGACTGCTCCCGGACGACGATGCGCGGCACCTGCAGGGACCGGACATGCGCCTCGACCCCCGCCACACCAGCAAGCGCATGGGCATCCCCATGTGCTCCATCCGATTCACCGTCATGCCCTACGAAGAAAACGAGGAAGACCAATGAGCGGCGAAACACTCATCACCCTCGTCGGTAACCTGACCGCCGACCCCACACTCCGCTGGACACAGTCCGGCTCCGCCGTCGCTGACTTCACGGTGGCCTCCACCCCGCGAACCTACGACCGCAACGCCGGCGAATGGCGCGACGGAGACCCCATCTTCATGCGCTGCTCCGTGTGGCGCGATGTTGCCGAGAACGTCGCCGAGTCCCTCCGCAAGGGCATGCGCGTTATCGTCGTCGGACGCCTTACGCAACGCTCCTACGAAACGCAGCAGGGCGAGCGTCGCACGGTCGTTGAGCTGCAGGTCGACGAGGTCGGCCCCTCCCTACGCCGAGCACGCGCACAGGTCACCAGACACCCGGCCGCCGACGGCGGGGCAGGATACCCGCCCCCGCCTCCACCTGCGTCCCCCCAGCCTGCCCAGACAACGCAGCAGGCACCGCAGGCACCGCAGCAGCCCGCGCCCCGCCAGATCGTCCAAGATGACCCCTGGGCACGCCAAACCCAGCAGGAACCCGTCTGGGAACCCCCGTTCTGATGGCCACCTCCCACGAGCGCACAGGCTGGGGAATCAACCCCGCCGAACTCGACGAGAACCCCCGGCGCTGCCCCAAATGCGAGGCTCCGATACTCCCGGGCCGGGCGCTGTGCCACCCCTGTTACGTCCGAGCCGAGCAGCAACGCCGCGCCTTCACGGAGCGAGCTTGGATGACGAGGAACTACCCCGACTACAGGCCCCGCAGCCTGTTCCCCGAAGACTACGACCAAGAGGAGGTGACCAGATGACCTGCAACGACTGGACGCCCCGCGTGTGTGACTCATGCGGCGGCGTAATCAACCCCGTCACCGGCGAATGCCGGTGCTCAGACTAGAAAGCGACACACATGTTCTTCCAACTTGGAGACGAGCTCCGGGGCAACCCGAAGATTCAACGCCTCGCACGACGCGCCATGACCGGGGACCTCAGCGGCCTCGCCGCACTCGGCATGTGGGCGCTCGCGGGGACGGCCTGCCAGCAGGCGCTCACTGATGGAGTGATTGCGGTCGAGACGCTCGTCTCGGACACGCTCAATCTTGAAGTGGCGACTCAGCTGGCGGGGATGCTCGTCGAAGAGGGCCTGTGGCATGCGCCGGGACACTCGTGCGAACGCTGCGTGCAGCCGCCGCAGGGGTCGTTCATCTTCCATGACTGGTTCGATCTTCGCTACGACCGTGGCGAGGACGTGCGAGTCACGAGGGGAAAGCGTGCGGAGCTGAAAAACCGGAAGATCACAGATGCTGTGTGGCTGCGCGATCGCGTCGGCGGTGTCGAGCGCGGCGGCAACATGGTTGCGCCGTGCAGATACTGTGGGACGAAGGTGCAGCGCAAGGACCGCAGCACGTGGCAGTACGATCATGTGGAGCCGACCAAGTACATTGGCGCGGCCAACATCGTGATCGCATGCACGGACTGCAACAAGCAGAAGCAGCAGCGCACGCCTGCCGAGGCGGGCATGGTGCTTCATCGCCCTGGGTGGGTGCCCGGGCAGGCGGACTGGTCAGCGCTTCCGAAGAGCGCTGAGCGGAACACGGTCGAGGACACGCCGCGTCGCGGCGGAGCTGTCATGGTCGAAGCCGGGAGGGACGCGAATCCCGTCGAGGGGACGCCCTCGGGTCAGGTCGAATCCTCCCTCCCCTGGAATCCCAGCAGCCCCGCCGCCGGCACGGACGTTGATCTCCCGGACGCTCACGCGCTCGACTGGGGGCAGGCAGCAGGCGAGGGAGGCGAGGATCCCGTCGAGGCTAACGTCTCGGGTCAGGTCGAACCCGCCCCCAGCTTGCGCCGTGCAAACCCGCTCCGGCCTGCGACGGCACCTGCGGCAGCCGCAGCGGCAGCCGCGACGGCAACAAATCCTGCCGCAGCGGCAGCCGCAGCGCAGGAAAATCTTGCCGCGACGGCAGCAAAGCGGGTGTCTACGCGCGCACGCGCGTGTCAGGGCAGGGAGGGGCAGGGCAGGGAACTAGAGAGGGAAGGGTCTGGCTGGGAGACTGGCGGGGCCGGGCAGGGTGAACCTGCCTCACCCCGCAGGCGTAGGCCAAGACGCAAACGTCAGGTGAGAAATCCTGGCGCTTCCCCTGAAGGGTCTCAGCCCATGCCCAACCCCTCATCTGCTGGTCTGGCAGGGGATGCTCCTAGCCCACAGGTGGGTGGGCAGTGGGGGTCTCCCTGGTACCAGTGGCGAGGTCGTCCCCCGGTGGACGATGAAGCCGTGTGCCCGATCCATGGGGCCGACGTGCCCTGCCGTTTCTGCCTTGAGGAGGAGCCGTGCTGAACCGCGTGTGCTCATCCGGGTGCGCATCGCCTGGTGAGCATCTTCCTGACTGCCAGGATGACTCGTGCCGGGGCTGCGCCCCGAGTCCGGCCTACGTCGGCGTCTTGTGCGCCCGCTGCTGGGGGAGACTCCAAGCCGTCGTGCGCACGATGCCGGCACTCGTCGACGAGCTGATGAGCGGGGATGACGCGCCCTCGGCGGTCTCATCCTCTGGCGGTGGTCGCCCGCCTGGCTCGTCCTCGCTGTACCCGCAGCAGAGGGCAGCTGCCGACGAGCTCGCGGCGGCGCTGGCCTCGTGGTGTATCCAGGCAGGCGAGCACATCGGTGTGGAGGCTCCTCGGCCGTCCGGACTGTGGTGGTCTGCTCCTGGTCGCAAGATCGACTCGGAGACGGGCGAGGCATACCTCGTGGAGGCAGAGCCGGTCGGCATCCGTGTCCCTGCGGCGCTGACTGAGCTCGTGCGATGGGTTGACCCGCTGCTCGACCGTGTCGCGGCTGCGCCGTGGGCGCCCGAGATGCTTGCCGACCTGGCTAGGCTCGACGCCGGTGCTCGCGCGAGGTGGGCAGTCGAAGAACCGGAACGGCGCGTGCAGGACATTGCCTGCCCGTCGTGCAACGCCTACTCGCTCGTGGTCACGCCCGTCCGAGTCGTTGGCGGGCAAGAGCAGGTCACCTGCTCGCGTATCTCCTGCGGGCGTGTCCTGTCCTCCCAGGACTGGGAACGCTTGCGCGCCTGGTCGGTCCTGGTTGCTCGCATGTCAGCCAAGGCCGAGGAGCCGTCGGCATGATCGTGGCGGGGGAGGAGTGGGAACGACAGTGCGATGTGCCCAAGCATGTGCCGGGCCTCCCCGCGTCAACGGTCCGGGTGTGGGCAGCAGCAGGACGGGTGCGGTCGGTCAAGGTCGGTGGCTCCGTATGGGTAGCAGTCGAGGACGTGCTAGCGGCTGCGGCCTCATCGCGCCGCCGCTGCACGACACGACACGCGAACCAGGTGAAGGTTGATTGACAGCGCCGCATGGCAGTTGTAACATTCGTGCCAACGGCAGAAGTGTCGAACAAGCCCCGAGGCGGATACCCGTCCGGGGCTTTCGCGTACCTGCCGACACAGCGGAGCTTCGAGAGGATGAAGCGTCATGGCGTGGTCATCGAGCGATCGTGCGTCGCGGCTCCCGTCTGACTGGGACGAGCGCCGCGCCTTCGTTCGAGCCCGCGCAGGCGGCAGGTGCGAAGCCCTCCTGCATGACGGGACGCGCTGCCCTGCAGCTGGTGCCGAGTGCGACCACGTCACACCTGGTGACGATCATCGAGCGACGAACTTGCAGTGGTTGTGCTCGTGGCATCACAAGCGAAAGACTCAGCGAGAAGCCGCGGCTGCATTAGCAGCAGAGCGGGCGCGAAACGCCCCACGCAAGCGCAAGCATCCTGGCCTCATCGACTAGACCCCCACCAGGGACCCCCTCCCCACCCGATCAGAGCACCGTCAAGAGCTGTCGGTTTTTGTTTGTACGGGTCTGGGGAAATTACAACTACCCACAAGCGTTGAACTAGCAACGCAAACACCGGGCGGCGGGGTGAGGGCGTAGGTGAATTTAGAGGGGTGCCAGGCTGCCGTCTTGGTACACATTCTCCGTGACGGTGATGTATCGCCCCTGCGAATAGAACTCGATCCGCTGCCCACGCCACATACGCTTGAAGCCACGCTGAGGGACGGCCGTCCCCCAGATGTGCAGCCCACGCCCAGACGGCGACACCTCAACGTAGGAGCCTTCGTAGTACGCGAGAAGAACGCGAGCGGCCTCGTTGGGGATGCCATGCTCATCGAGGCACCCGTCGAGGTCGATACAGCCGATGCCATCCCCGAGGACGAACCCCAGGGGAGCGCCAGTCGCGCTCGCGGCCGCATGAGTGCTCCACGTGCTCGGGTCAGTGACAGATGCCCAGTGCCCCGTGCGTGAGCACAGCGGGCGCTTGTCGATGTGATTGACCCATCGGGGGCGGCTGGTGAGCTCGACGGGCAGGCCTCGTGGGGCTTGCATCTGCGCGGCGCGGTGGTGAGCGACTCGGCATCGGGCCGAGCAAAAGCGCGCGTCCACTCGCGCCCATTGTTTGAGCGGAGCCGAGCAGTGTTCGCATGTCCTCACGCCTCCTATTGTAACGGATAAAGCGTTGATATTCTGCGGATTGGAGGGGTAGTTATGGCTGGACGTGGCCCCGCGCCAAAGCCGAAGGGCTCGCGAGCTCGCCGGAACAAAGACCCCCAAATCCTGCGTATCATCACGGCACAGCCAGTCAAGCAGCCCTCGCTGCCGGTCATCGAGCAAGTCGTGCTCGACGAGAACGGCAAACCGAGGAAGAAGCGCTTCACGTGGCCGACGATGACTCGCCGCTGGTGGAAGATGTGGGGAGAATCCCCACTCAGCGCGGAGTACACCGAGACTGACTGGTCATTCCTCCTCGACACCGCATACCTGCACGCCCTGTACTGGAAGGGCGATTTCCGCCAGGCCGCTGAACTCAGGCTGCGTGTCGCGAAGTTCGGTGCAACCCCCGAGGATCGTGCCAGGTTGAGGATTCAGTTCGCGGTGGCCGATAACCTCGAAGACGACGCCGACAGCGCCATTGATGATGTGGCGCACGTTTCTGCGCGTGCGCGCAGACGGCAGAAGAAGCTGAGGGCGGTGTAGCGTGCCCTGGCAACCGATCGACGAGGACGACGAGTTCCCGACGCTCGGCTACGACGTTGCGGACTGGATGATGGAGTTCCTCCTCATGCCAGACCGTGACGAGGACAGTGAGGAGCACATCCCGTTCGTGCCGACGCAGGAACAGATTGAGTTCCTCGCGAGGCTGTATGAGCTGGACCCGGAGACGGGCCGTCGAGTCAAGCAGCGCGCGGTGTTGTCGCGTCCGCGTGGTTGGGGTAAAAGCCCGTTTCTCGCAGCGATCTGCTGCGCTGAAGCTATGGGGCCTGTGCTGTGCGACGGGTGGGACTCAGATGGCCAGCCGGTCGGTGTGCCGTGGTCGACACGGAGGACCCCTATCGTGCAGGTCACGGCAACGACGGACGATCAAACGGCGAACACCTGGGACCCGCTCCTGGAAATGCTGCGCGGCTCTCCGGCTGAATCGGAGTACGGCCTCGACCCCATGGATTCGTTCGTAGCACTGCGTCGCGGCCGCATCGAAAAGCGCACGTCGTCAGCGACCTCCGTCAAGGGGGCGAAAGCCGTCATGGCGGTCATGGACCAGACAGAGACGTGGCTACCGTCGAACGGCGGCCCGAAGCTGGCGAAAACGTTGCGCTCGAACGCCGACAAACTCGGGGGCCTCACAATCGAGACCCCCAACGCCTACACGATCGGCGAACGCTCGGTCGCGGAAACGACGGCGAGATTCTACGAGCTGATCCAGGCAGGCAAGGTCAAGCCCGAAGCCGCTCGGGGCCTGTACTACGACCACCGTGAAGCCCCGCTCGACACCGACATCTCGGACCGTGAATCACTCCTGGAAGGTCTACGGATCGCCTACGGAGACTCGGCAGCAGACCCCAGGGGATGCGCCATCCACGAGCCCGAGTGCGAACCCGGCTGGGTGGACCTCGAGCGAATCGCGGATAGCTTCTGGCATCCGGATAACGACCCCGCGGGGATGTGTTCGGACTTCCTCAACCAAATCACCTCGGCGTCGGACGCTTGGCTGACGATGCCCGAACTACGAGCCATCGAAGACCACACGAAGCAGATCAGCTCCACCGAGCCGATCACGCTCGGCTTCGACGGTTCAGAAGGCCGGAAGATCGGCATTGCAGATGCCACGGTCCTGATCGGCTACTCGGTGACGCAACGACACCTGTTCAAGGTCGGGATTTGGAGCCAGCCAGACGGTCCGGCAGGCGAAGGCTGGCAGCCGCCCCGCCTCGAAGTCGAACAGACCGTGCGCGACGCTTTCGAGCGGTTCAATGTGGTGGGGTTCTACGCGGACCCGTCGGCGGGCTGGGCTCAGGACGTGAAGGGCTGGGAGGCACGCTACTCGCGCCGCCTGCGAGCCAAGATCAGCGCGTCCGAGCCGATCCGTTACCCGCAGCGAAACGTTGCCAAGACCTGCGAAAACTTCGCGCAGCTCTTGTCCGCGATCCACCAGGAACGCATCACGTATGACGGCGACCCGATGATCACTGCGCACCTGCTCAACGCCCGTAAATCGCCCAGGCAATCGGGCTACGTCCTCGTCAAACCTGCGGACGACCAGGACTACTCGAAGATTGACGCCGCCTGGGGCGCCATGTTCGCCTACACGGCCGGACTCGACGCCGTCGGCAAGGGTGCAGCCAAGCAAACCAGCCGCCGCGCACCGAGGCGGCTCTACTAACACACTGGGGGAGGAGGCCCCACCTCATGACGAAAACGCCCGAGGAATGGCTCGCCTACCTCACAGCAAAGATGGACAAGGAGCGTCCACGAACGGACCTCCTGCGTTCATACACCAACGGATCATCCCCCTTGCCGGAGATGGGACCGAACCTCGCAAAGGCGTGGCTGAAATTCCAGAGGCGTGCGCGCACCAACCCGGGCAAGCTCGTCGTGTCCGCGCTCGTGGATCGTCTCATCCCCAATGGGGTGACGGTCGGAGCCAGTGAGGACAGCCCTGCCGCGCAGGCAGCGGCGCGCATCTGGCGGGACAACCGCCTCAAAGTGGTCTTCTCGGACGCGATCTGGGACGCGGCCACCCTCGGCCATGGCTACCTCTTGGTCACCCAGGACGAAGACGGCCGAGCGTGTGTCACCTACGAGCGGCCCGAACACATGTACGTCGAGCCTGACCCGGTCCGCCCCTGGCGTGCGCTCGCGGCCGTGAAGGTCTGGCGTGACCAGGCGGCTGGCCTCGACCACCTCGTGATGTGGACCCCGGGCCTGCGTATGTCCTACACGCGATCGGCCTACGACAAGTCGCGGCAGCTGATCTCTCGGGTGTCCGGGGACTGGCGACTCGACCTCGGTGGCGTCCAGCCCTTCGAGGGCGCGCCCCCGGTCGTGGTCCTCGAGAACCGTTTCGGGATGGGCGAGTTCGAGCACGTGCTCGACCTCATCGACCGCATCAACTGGCAGACCCTGCAGCGCCTGGTCATCATCAGCATGCAGGCCTTCCGACAGCGAGCACTGAAGTCGTCTGAAGGGTCGGCGGGTCTGCCGGCCGAGGACGAGTCCGGGAACGCGATCGACTACCAGGCGATCTTCGAACCCTCACCCGCAGCCCTATGGGAGCTGCCCCCGGGTGTGGAAATCTGGGAGTCCTCGCAGACGCAGATCACGGAGATTCTCAACGCGACCAAGGATGACTGGAGAGAGCTGGCAGCCGAGACCGCAACGCCTCTCTCGATCATGCTCCCGGACTCCGCGAACCAGTCGGCGGCGGGAGCTGAGCAGCCCCAGAAGGCGCTCCTCTCCAAGGCCGGCGACAGGATCGAGCGTTTCAAGCCGGCGCTCGCCTACCTCATCGTCAAGGCGCTCGCGGTCGAGGGATACAGCCTTGGCGAGTCCGAGACCGTGGAGGTCCTGTTCGTCCCGCCGCACGCTGTCTCCCTCACCGAGAAATACGCTGCGGCCGTCCAAGCGCGCAATGCCGGCGAAGCGCTCGAAACCATCCAGCGCAACATCCTCGGATACTCGCCGGAGCAGATCGCACAGGACAAGCAGCGTAGGGCTGAGGAGCAGCTTGCGTTGGCGTTCGCGCTCCAAGACAAGCCGCAGCCGCAGCTGACAGACGAGGCCACAACCCCGAGTCCGGGGGGGGGAGACCCAGCGGACCTGAAGCTCAGGTTTGATGCCCTCGGCACGGCGATCCGCGCTGGCGTCGCTCCTGAATCAGCGTCGGAGGTCGTCGGCCTCGACGGAATCCGATTCACGGGCGCCGTCCCCGTAGCGCTCCGGCTCCCAGAGACACAGTCAGCGACACTCGAGGAGAAGTAACGATGCCGGACCTGGACTCGCTCAACAGCCTCGCCGAGGCCTATGACAGCCAGGTCCACGCAATCCGACAGCAGATCACCGCCTTCGGACAGGCCTACTGGGACTCACTCCCGCACTACAGGGCCAGCGCCGTCGAGGACATGATCCAAGCGATCACCCCCAGAGTGGCCGCAGGCCAGCTCCGCATAGCCGACCTGACCCGGGCGTACCTCGCCCAGTGCGCCCGCGAGCTCGGCTGGAAGGTCGTCCTCCCACCCATCGACCAGGACGAGATACGCGGCGCTCGTGGCGTCGACCCGCGCGTCGTCTATCGCCGCCCAGCCGTCGACGTGTACACCGCGCTCGCGGCTGGTAAGCCTCTGCCGCAGGCTGCGGCTGAGGGGCGGCTTCGGCTCACGCAGCTGATCGGTGGGGACATGCAGCTGGCGAAGGTGCATGCGTCGCGGCAGTCGATGCGGGGCTACCCGGAGGAGGGGCAGTTCTACCGGCGTGTGCTCACGGGGCGCGAGAATTGCGCCTTGTGTGTGGTCGCGTCGACGCAGCGCTATTACCGTGGTGACCTGCTGCCGATTCACCCGGGATGTGACTGTGGGGTGCAGCCTCTTCCTCCGGGCCTGGCGGTCAATCAGGTGATTGACGAGGACTTGCTCGAACAAGTCCACCAGATCACGGCGGACCGCCTCGGTGTCTCTGACCGGGGTGGGCGTACACCGGATTACCGAAAGCTCCTGACGGTCAGCGAACACGGCGAGTATGGGCCAACGCTGTCGTGGGCGCAGCCCAAGGCCAAGCCTAAGCCCAAGGCGGGGGAGTCCGAACCGCCTAAGCCTCCCAAGCCCCCGAAAGCGCAGCGTGGAACATCGGGAGAGGAACAGCCTCCGGAGAGCCCTGCGCAGCGATTGGCACGCCAAAAGCGTTTGAAGTCAGACCTTTCGGCGTTGGCCCCGGATGGGAAGTTCGGGCAGGAAATCCTTGAGTCTCATGAGATCGACTTCCTGGAACGCTTCGAAGCGAGGGGCGAGCGGGCGAAATGGATTCGACGGGACTTAGTAACCCGTAAATCAACGAATGATTTCTACTGGGAAACGAATAACAGCATTGCCTGCGAGTTGAAGAGCACGAGCACAAAGTACAGAACGATCAGGATACACATCCAGGATGCGGTCATTAACGCTCGTGACAATCACGGGGTAGTTAAAGACGTATTCGTTATTGACCTGGGGAAACGCAAACTATCCAGCAAGCTACGAAAACAGCTATCGCTGTATAACCAACGAGTCCAAGACGGACAGATACGGCGTCTCTTCGTGATGTCGGATGATGGGGCTCATTTCGAAGAAATCCCACTCGCATGAAAGGGACGGGCCCCATTGCCCGGACGTTCTGTCGGTTGATTATTTCACAACTAGTCCAGGGGGGATGCCCGTCCCTAGGAACAAGAATACCAGACTTCCTCGCGCGTTGCGTGAGGTGAGTGCCCCGGAGCCGTAACGGTGAGGGGCTTTTATTTACCCGGAATGGGAGGAATCACCATGAAGAACCACCTGAAGCACCGTCCCTACCTTCGATTTGTCGACGGCGCGTCCGCAGAGACGGGCGGGGATGCGCCGGCCGCGCAGGAAACCCCCGCTGCCACCGCTGAGGATACGGCCCAGCAGGTTGACTGGGAGGCCGAGGCGCGGAAGTGGAAGGAGCTCTCTCGCAAGAATGAGTCTCGGATGAAGGAGAACGCCGAAAAGGCGCGCCTCTATGACGAGGTTCAGGAGCAGGGAAAGTCCGAGCTGCAGAAGGCGCAGGAAGCGGCGGCGAAGGCTGAGGCGCGAGCTGCGGCGATGGAGGCCGAGGCTATGCGAGCGAAGGTCGCGGCAGCGACGGGCGTGGACGCGGACCTTCTGTCTGGCTCGTCAGAGGACGAGCTGAGGGCGTCTGCTGAGCGTCTCCTGGCTTGGCGAGGCGCTCAGGTCCCCAAGGGTGCTCCCGCGGCTGATGCGGGGGTTCGCGGTGACGAGATCAGGGCTGCCAGACAGCTCACCAGGGATGACCTCAAGAAGATGTCTCCCGCAGAGATCATCAAGGCCCGTCAGGACGGGCAACTGAACAACATCATGGGCGTCGCGTAAGCGATGCTGAGAAAGGACACACAATGACTCTCACGCATTTCATTCCGGAGCTGTGGTCGGCCAGCATCCTCGAGAACTTCCGCCGTGACACGGTGCTCGTCGGGATGGCGAATCGTGACTACGAGAAGGACTTCACCGCGGGCTCGAAGATTCACATCCCCGGCATCGTCGATGTGAAGGTGAAGGACTACAAGACCGGCGCGGTGACTGCGTCCGGCGGCGCTAAGGTGCCGCGCACGACCGTTCCCGATGCCGTGGAGTCCACGGGCATCGAGATCACCATTGACCAGGAGAAGAGCTTCGACTTCCTGGTCGACGACATCGACGCAGCGCAGGCGAACCAGTCTCTCGATGCCTACACCAAGTCGGCGGCGGCAGCGCTCGTTGAAGACGCGGAGACCTTCCTGACCGCGATGCTGACCTCCAAGGGCACGGCGGTCACGGGCATCGCGAACCCGACGAACTGGGAGACGGCATACGCCGCGATCCTGAAGCTGCGCGGCAAGCTCTCGGCCGAGAAGGTTCCCGCCATGGACCGCGTCCTCCTGATCAACGCGGCATTCGAGGAGTTCCTCCTCTCTGACGGTTCGAAGCTCACCAGCTTCGACAAGTCGAACATGACGGACGGCCTCCGTGAGGCGACGATCGGTCGTCTCCTGGGCTTCGACGTGGTCACGAGCCCCTGGCTCGATAACACGAAGCCGATGGCCGTTGCCTTCCACAAGCCGTCCGTGGCCTACGTGTCGCAGGTCGAGAAGACCGAGTCGATGCGCGCCGAGCAGACCTTCGCGGACCGTGTTCGCGGTCTGCACGTCTACGGCGGCGCGGTTCTGCGCCCCAAGGCGATCCAGGTCTTCAAGGCGGCATGATGCAGGTCAAGGGAGAAAACGGGATTACGTTCGAGCTCGCGGACGAGGTCGCCACGGCAATGATCATGGCAGGCATCCTCGAGGAGGTCACCTCCGATGAGGCCCCGCCGTCCAGTGAAGACATGCCGGCCGACGAGGGCGACACTGCTGAGGAGACTTCGAAGAAGTCCAAGAAGTAGGAGGGACAATGCCTGTTCCGCTGGTAACTGTCGAGGACATCGAGGCCGCTCTCGGCCGCCCCCTCACAGACTCGGAGTCGGCGCGGGCAACGTTCATCGCGGACAAGCTCGGCGAGGCCTTCAAGGCGCGCGCACGCCAGACGTTCACCGTCGAGACGTACACGCACCGCCTGAAGGTCGACGCGGGCGGACGAGTCGTCCCCACACGGGCGCCGCTCGTCTCCGTCGAGGCTGTCACGACAGACGACGGGCAGCCGATCCCGTACCAGGTAAGGCACGGCTTCATCCAAGTCGCACTGGCAGCGAACGAGTTCGTGGTCGTCACCTACACGGCCGGCCTCGCCGAGGTCCCCGCAGCGGTACGACTACAGCTCGCAGACAGCGTGCGACGTATCCTCCTCATCCCCGACGCCGCCGCACAAGGCGCAACCCAAATGACCGAGACGACGGGGCCGTTCACGCAGACCCGCCAGTACGCCACATGGGCAGTAGGCGGACAAGCAATCCTCTCCCCAGACGACCAGGCGCTCGCGGATGCGTACAGGCCGCAACGCGCCGGGCATGTCTGGGTGATGGGAGGGGCATGACGTGATGGAGGAATGGAAAACCCCGATTCAGGTAGAAGGGACCGTCCATCGTGACGGGGACGGATACCTCGTCGAGGAATCCAAGCCGCGCCTCATCGGGGGGTGCCTGATCGCGCCGGGACAGTTCACTGTGCCGGGCTTGCTCGATCAGGCAGCCTCTGAGCGGGCCGACGAGACTGCGACGCTCTACCTCCCGAGGGGAATAACGCTGAGCGTCGGGGATGTCATCCGGGTGCCGGCCGAGCACCCTCTCGGCGGAACGTGGAGGGTCGAGGAGCCATCCTCGCCGTGGCCGCGCGGCACCTCTGTCGTGATCTCACGGAGGTGAGGATGGCAGTCAAGTTCGTGCGAAATGACGTCTCAATTGAGGCGCTCCTGCAATCCGAGGGCATCGGTCGCGCGATGGTCAGCGAAGCTGAAGCGGTGCGCGCTGCGGCTGCGGCGGCGGCCCCGAAACGGGACCGCGTGCTCGCGAGCGCGTACAAGGTCGAGGCTGTGACAGCCACTGTGAAGACGCGCCGAAACGGGTCGTCTCGCAGGGCTGCAGGCCGAGTCGCTAATGATGCCCCGCACGCCGTGCCCGTCGAGTTCGGGCACTTCACCGCAGACGGGCGCCGCGTCCCTGCGCATCACACGCTCGGAAAGCTCGCAGGCTCCAAGCGCGCACGAAGGAGGGGCAAGTGACGTACACGGACCCCGTCCAGGTGATGCGAGACGCGATCACTCGGGCAACGGGAGCGAAGACAGTACGGGTGATCCAGGAGGGCAGCCTCCCGGACACATGGCCTATGCCGCTCGTGCATGTCTACGCGACCCAATACCAAGACCTTGACTTCGAGCGCATCACCTCCGTTGCCGTCGACGTGTACGCCAAGACCCCCACAGGGCCAGGCGTCGGCGGCGCGGACGCGCTCGCGGATGAGGTCGTGGAGGCTATGTCAGTTCGTCCTGTGGTGGGGGCCTCTGGGTGGGTCGATCAGGTCTCTGTGCCGTCTCGCCTGGGGGTGCGCGCCGCTTATGGCGTCGTTGAGGTGGTGGGCCTCAGCGTCGAAGCTGTTCAACGTCCCACCGACTAACCAATCTGATCTGGAAGGGAACCTGATATGGCCGATACCACGACCATTGAAGCGCTGAAGAAGGCGCACAACAAGGCAAAGAATGTTCGAAAGGCGCTCAACGTTCTGGCATTCGTCGCACCGCTCACGACCGCTGTCCCGGACGCGCTGACAGGCGCAAGCGGCGCGATGAAGCAACTCTCCGCGGACTGGACTCCGCTGGGAATCTTCACGACCGATGGCGGGGAGATCACGCCTGACGTGTCCGTGGACGACGTCGACGGCCTGGGCTACGCAGAGCCTGTGCGCTCTGACCTGACCAAGGCAACCAAGACGATCAAGCTCAACATCTTCGAGCTGTTCCGCAAGGAGATGCTGAGCCTGACGCACGGCATTGACCTCTCGCAGGTCAAGGCGAACGCGACCACGGGAGAAGTCGTGTTCGATGATCCGCTTCTTCCCTCCATCCCGGAGAAGCGTCTGCTGATCGTCGCCGCAGACGGCCCTGCCGACGACGAGTGGCTGATGGGCTGGTGCTTCACGCGAGCCAAGCTCGTCTCAATGCCGACGATCTCGCTCAAGGCGACGGACCCGATTACTGGCGACCTCGAATTCAAGGCATTCGCCGACGAGACCGCAGGCACCGCCTGCCGTAATTACTACGGCGGCTCGGCGATGCTCAAGCACCGTGACATCACGGGCTTCAGCGTCTGACACATACTGCGGGCGGGGGCCGGGGACGTTCTCCCTCCGGCCTCTGCCCGCTACCACCCCCAGGAGAACACAGTCGATAGGACAACCATGGATCAGCTGACCTTCACGAAGACGATCAAGACGGACGGCGGGGAAGAACTCGTGCTCACGCGAGTCACCGACGACGCAGCCGACGCGAACACTCTGCGCACACAGGGATGGACAGAAGCCAAGCCCGCAGAGACCGAAGAAGCCACGCCGACGCTGCCCGCACCGCCCGCCAGCACCCAGCGCAACAACTGACCGACCAAACAAGGAGAACACCAATGGCCGATAAGATCACCCCGACCCTGACCCTCGCCGCCCTCAACAACCTCGATGGGGCAGCAGAGGTCACCCCGTTCACCTTCGGGATTAACAACCGAGTCGTGACCTTCCCGGACCCTCTGGGCCTGAGCCCCGAGGCCGGCGAAGACCTCCTCCTCGATCTTGGCGGCGGAAAGCGTGCCACCGAGGTTATCAACAAGTGGCTCTCGGAGAAAGACGCCGCATTCGTCACCAAGCATCTGACTCTGCGCCAGATGCTGCTCCTCATGCGACAGGCATCCGAGCACTACCAGGCCTCGCTCGGCTCCCTGGGGGAAGGACACGCCTCTACGACCGCCTGACGCGGTACGAGAGGCAGATCGTTGCGGACCTCGCGGAACAGGGCTGGGACGCATACAGCCTGTTCCGCGCTCGCCGATACCGATTCCTCCTGACGCTCATCGACGAGCTGCCCTCAACAAGTCGAACCGTCGCAGCGATACTCAACGACCCCGAGGTCGCAATCGAAACCGCAATGGCGATCGCCGAAGCCGCGGACGACGACGACACCGAGGCACAGCTCCGAACACAAACCCCCGAGGTCAGAGTCCTGCAGGACATCTTCGACCTGATGGTCTCTGCCTTCGGAGGAAAAGAAACCTACCCACGACCCGAGAGCCTCACCGCGATCGCACTCGAGGACGCGCGCACGAGCGTCCGAGACCGCAGCGCCCACGAGGCGCTCGCGGCTCTCATGCCGGGGTGGAGTCCGCAAGAAACCTGAATATCTACCTGTAGGAGGTCTGCGTGGCTGGCGTTTATCAGGCAGGCACTGTCTATGTCGATGTGGTCCCCTCGATGCGGGGGTTCTTTAAGAGCATCGAGAATGCGACGGCCACGCAGCTCCCGCAGGTGGCTGGCGATGCGGGAAAGAAGTACGCGGAGAAATTCAAGGAGAAGGTCTCCGAGTCTGGCAAGGACCTCGTTAACGCGATCGCCGATCCTCTGGGCAAGTCAACGGCCCGCCTTCGTCAGGAGGCCGCGCAGGCTGGGGCAGCCCTGCAGGAAGCGCACGCCAAGGTGGAGAAGTCCTCCTCGGCGCTCGCGAAAGCCCGCGCCGAGGAAGAGACCGCAGCGACTGCGGTGGAGCGTGCCGAGCGTGCGCTCGCATCAGCGCGGTCCAGCTCATCCTCTGACTCGGCGGCTGTCGCTCGTGCGGAGTCGGCGCTGGCCTCGGTGCGTGAAGCGTCGGCGGCAGCGAACAAAAAGGCTGATCAAGCGTCCGCTAACCACGCGGTTACTGGTTCGAATCCAGTCGCAGGAGCAGATGCCCCGAGTTCTCGTGAACTCGGGGCTTTTTGTTGATCGGAGAAGGGGGCCTCATTGGAAGCGATCGCAGGGCATCCCAATGTCGCGTTGCTTATCGCCGTCGTCGCTTTCTACGTCGTCTTGGGGGTCGTCGAGGCTCTACGTGCGCCTAGTAAGCCGAAGTCTCGCCCGCGCGCCCCCAGAGAGAGCGCAGTCGAGCGCGAGGAGCGTATGCGGCGGCGCTACGCTGAGTTTGGGACGCGCTGGCAGGAATGGAACGCGCAACCGCGCGGGCAAGGCGATGAGGATCGCCTCGTGACGGCCGCGAGCCTCTGGGGGCGCCCGGATGCACGGGCTCCTTTCCCTCGGCGCTTCCATGACAGTCAGCTGGGCAAGATCGCGGTCAATAAGCGCAGCTACCTGGCGATGCTGGACGCGCCCGCCGACGCGCTTCAGCCGAGGCACGAGCTTGCCCCGACCTCGTGGGCGCGGCTGCGCTTGGATGTGTGGGCCCTGCACTCCAATGCCGCGCAGAAGCCCCGTCTCATGCGCGTGTGGCTCAGTAGGGATCGTGCGCTCGTGGAGCTGCATAGCACGCGCGTTGTCCAGGTTGACGAGATCCTCCCCAGCGAGGTCGTCGGCTTCGTTCGCGGGTTTACCCGACTGGGCCCGCGCACCGGCACGGTGGATGGTCTGCGCTGGCTACCCGCCGAGACGATGGAGCTGGGGGACAAGCCCCTGTGGAACACGTTCCGCGTGATGCGGGACATCTCCCACGTCGCTCCGAAGGGGTCGACCGTCGCCGATGCCCTGAACGCCGCCGACTTCCATGCCCTCGCCTTCATGGCCTTCCGTGCCGAGAGTGCTTGGAAAGAGCCGTACGCACACCTGCGCGTCCTGGATTGCTCTGGCGTCACCTATCAGGTGGGCGATGCGTTCTCGCTGCAGCTTGATGAGGGGCAGGAGGATCGTGCCTTTCGACGAGGCCGTGGCCGCCCGAGCAGGCGCCGTAGCCTGAGGAGGAGGCGTAGTGCGGTAGATGAGGCGGTTGTATCCACTAGGGATGATCGGCAGGCTCCGGAGCCGCAGGTATCTGAGTCGTCCGACCGTGAACCTGAACCGCTGGCGGACACGGACCTCGCCGTGGTCCCGATCGATCCGCGTGAGGTCCTGTGGGCCGTGGAGAAGATGATCAAGCT